CAAGGAGAAGCAAATGCTTGCACACTTGCCGAAAAGGAGTGTACACTCTCGCCAACGAGGAAGCAACTGAAAAGGATTCCTACGCATGTTAGATCACTTGGTGCATTTTGAACCTGAGGTCACCGCTCGGGGAAACTTTGAGAAACTGGACGACGCGACGCCCAGTGATGTTCTGTCGGCGCAAGTTGCCACAGAGCAGTGGTTGGCAGAGTTGGGTGTGGATGACGACGAAGTGGTTGCTAACCAACAACAGACACAGGCTGCGCGAAAAGCGTTCAACGCCGTGACTACCAACACGGACAGCGCCGATCAAAAGGCAAGCCTTGCAGAACTAAAAACCCCAGCGGCAGTAAGACATCTAACAGGTATGTTGGCTGCATACGACTGGCAGTTTATAGATATGGCGCAGGAAATCAGGGGCTACACGGTAGCCAAACTGGTCGAAGAGACAAAGTCCCAAAACGCCAACATCCGTCTAAAAGCCCTGATAGCGCTTGGCAAGGTTACGGAAGTGGGGCTCTTTACTGAGCAGATTGAGGTCAAGAAGATTGAGATGTCGGATGCTGAAGTTGAGCAGCGCATCAAAGATAAGTTGGCTAAGTTCATGGGAGTGATAGACGTGGTGGACGTTTCCGAGCGCCCAGATGATAGTCCACAAGAGAAGAATGATGGGTCAGATGGACTTTGAGCAGTTCACTTCTATCAGCAAGGTGGAGCTTGAGGCCATCCAGAAGGCTCTGCCGTTCATGAGTCTGAAAGACAAAATTGAGTTGCTTGACGATATAGAGGTGCGCGAACGTCGCGCTAGCCTTTCAGCAGCTAAGACAAACATGTTGGGCTTTGCTACATCTGTGTACCCCGGGTTTAAGATTGGCCCACACCACAGGAAGCTGGCAAAGATATTCACGGACGTGGTCGAGGGCAGGAAAAAGCGCGTGATTATCAACATTGCGCCGCGTATGGGTAAGTCTGAGTTCTCCTCTTACCTGTTCCCAGCGTACTTCCTTGGCAAGTATCCCAACAAGAAGATCATCATGGGCACGCACACTGCGGGTCTGTCGGAGGACTTCGGTCGGCGCGTACGTAACTTGATTGAGTCTGAGGAGTACCGTGATGTTTTTCCGCAAACCTTGGTGGCAGACGATCAGAAAGCTGCCGGTAAATGGTCTACAAGCGCTGGCGGTCAGTATTATGCTGCTGGTGTCGGGGGCGCTCTTGCTGGTCGTGGTGCTGATCTGTTCGTTATTGATGATCCTCATTCCGAGCAAGACGTTAAAATCAATAGTCGACTGGCTTTTGATACCGCATGGTCGTGGTTCCAGACCGGGCCGCTCCAACGTCTGATGCCGGGTGGTGCGATCATCATTGTGATGACGCGTTGGTCGTTGTTAGACCTGACTGGGCGTTTAATTGACTACCAGTCGAAGAATCCTGATTCAATTCCATGGGAGATTGTGGAGCTTCCGGCCATTTTGAACGAAGACGAGGACAACGAGAAGTCTCTTTGGCCCGAGCAGTGGCCACTTGATAGCTTAAAAGCTACAAAAGCCAGCATTGACCCGCGTTATTGGAACGCGCAGTACATGCAGCAGCCAACATCTGAGAACTCTGCCATCGTTTCACGCAAGATGTGGCGTATTTGGGAGCAGGATGACCCGCCAAGGTGTGAATACATCATCCAGTCTTGGGATACGGCGTTTGAAACCAAGAACAACTCCGACTATTCCGCGTGTACAACGTGGGGTATCTTCTACAACGAGGAAGAAAATGACTCCCCCCAGCTTATCCTTCTGGATGCGTTTAAAGATCGCATGGCTTTCCCTGAACTTAAGGTGGTGGCGCTTAAGCAATACAAGGAGTGGGAACCTGATGCGTTCATTGTGGAGAAAAAGGCAGCAGGGGCCCCGTTGATTCAGGAACTTCGGGCATTAGGAATCCCAGTGCAGGAGTTCTCTCCCAGTCGCGGTAACGACAAAATGGTGCGCGTCAATGCGGTTGCGGATTTATTCAGTTCAGGTAAAGTCTGGGCACCCGACACCCGCTGGGCACGGGAAGTGATTGAAGAGTTGGCCGCGTTCCCAGTTGGGGAGCACGACGACTACGTGGATACAACAACACAGGCGCTGCTACGCTTTAGGCAAGGTGGCTTTATTGCTTTAGACACGGACGAGAAAGATGACCTTGAGATCTTTCGCCGCCGGAAACATGAATACTACTAGGACTACACATGGCAACGAATATTGACAAAGCGCTGTACCAACAACCAATGGGCATTGACGCGCTGGGCGAACAAGAGTCACCACTGGAGATTGAGATTGTTGATCCCGAAGAAGTCACCATTGGCATGGACGGGGTAGAGATCACCATCACGCCCGGAGAAGATGACGGCGAAGAAGGTTTCAGTGATAACTTGGCCGAGTACATAAAAGACGGCACCTTGCAATCCTTGGCTGGTGACTTGGTGTCTGACATTGACAACGACAAGAATGGCCGCAAGGATTGGGAGAAGACATACGTTGACGGTCTGAAGTTGTTGGGCTTACAGATTGAAGAACGTACTGAACCGTGGAACGGCGCATGCGGTGTGTTCCACCCCATGATTACAGAAGCGGTTGTACGCTTTCAAGCTGAGACAATCACTGAGACGTTCCCAGCCCAAGGGCCTGTGCGCAGCAAACTCATTGGCAAAGAAACGCCAGAGATGAAAGAAGTTGCGTCTAACGTTGAAGACGACATGAACTATGAGTTGACGGAGGTCATGACGGAGTACCGCGCTGAACACGAGCGTATGCTTTGGTCACTGCCAGCCACAGGCTCAGCGTTTAAGAAGGTCTACTATGATCCCAATTTGGGACGTCAGGTGTCGATGTTTATTCCTGCGGAAGACATGTATCTGCCGTACGGCACAACGGATCTGGACACTTGTTACCGCATCACGCACGTCATGCGCAAGACCAAGAACGAGATCATTAAGCTTCAGCAAGCAGGCTTTTACATTGACGTTGAGTTGCCTGATGCGCCCAGAGACTTGACAGACATTCAGAAAGCCAAGGACAAAGAGACTGGCTTTAGTGATTTGAACGACGACCGCTACACGCTTTATGAGTGCCATGTAGATTTGAACCTTGAAGGTTACGAAGACAAAGACGACTCTGGTGAAGAGACCGGCATCATGTTGCCATACGTTGTCACGCTGATTAAAGGCTCTAACGACATCCTGTCAATCCGCCGCAACTGGAAGGAAGAAGATGACCTCCGACTCAAGCGCCAACACTTTGTGCACTACCAATATATTCCGGGTTTTGGAGCTTACGGCTTCGGGCTTTTCCATCTTATCGGAGGCTTTGCTAAATCCGCTACCTCCCTCATGCGACAACTCGTCGATGCAGGAACACTCAGCAATCTCCCCGGTGGACTCAAGACACGCGGACTGCGAATCAAAGGTGACGACACACCAATCGCACCCGGAGAGTTCCGTGACGTAGACGTTGGTTCGGGCACGATCCGCGACAACATCTTGCCGCTGCCATACAAAGAGCCAAGCCAGACGTTGTTTAACTTGATGCAGACCATTGTTGATGAAGGTCGCCGTTTTGCCGCAACTGCTGACATGAAGGTGTCTGACATGAGCGCTAACGCGCCTGTCGGTACAACGCTTGCGTTGTTGGAAAGACAACTCAAGGTAATGACTGCGGTGCAGGCTCGTGTGCACTTTGCATTGAAGCAAGAGTTCAAGCTCTTGAAGAACATCATCCGCGACTATACCGACGCGGACTACACATACACACCCGAGTACGGCACTCGCAAAGCTAAGAAAGCCGACTATGACTTGGTGGACGTTATCCCCGTGTCAGACCCTAACGCTGCGACCATGTCTCAGCGCGTTATCCAGTATCAAGCAGTGATTCAGATGGCGCAGATGGCTCCGGACATCTACAACTTGCCCGAACTCCACCGCGGTATGTTGGGCGTCTTGGGTATCAAGAACGCTGAGAAGCTTGTGCCTATTGAAGAAGACATGAAGCCGATTGATCCTGTGCAGGAGAACCAGAATGCACTCAAAGGCAAACCGCTTAAGGCGTTCTTACATCAAGATCATCAGGCGCATATCCAAGTGCACATGATGCTGATGCAAGACCCGATGATGCAGCAATTCATTGGTCAGAACCCACAGGCTCCCAAGATCATGGGCGCAATCACTGCGCACATTGCAGAGCACGTTGGTTATCAGATGCGCCAGCAGATTGAACAGCAGTTGGGCATGCCACTGCCTCCCGAAGACGATAAGTTGCCACCACAGATTGAGATTGCTTTGTCCGGCATGATGGCTCAAGCGGCTCAACAAGTATTGATGCAGAACCAAGCCAAGGCTGCACAAGCGCAGGCACAGCAACAGATGAAAGACCCAGTCTTGCAGTTGCAGATGCAGGAACTCCAACTCAAAGGCCAAGAGCTAGAGTTGAAGAAACAAAAGATCATGATGGACGCTGCTGCCAAGGCCGACTCACAGGCATTGAAAGAGCAAGAAGTCAGCGGCAAACTGGAGTTGGAAGCTCTTCGCACAGGTGCGCAAATCAAAGAGAGCGAATTCAAGCAACAGTTTGAACAAGAACGTGCCGGTCTCCAAATGGGTGCCGACATCGCAAAAAATAAAGCTGAAATGGCTTTACAGGCGCGTACTGCTGCGCTCTCAAATAGCAGCAAACAACGAGAGCCTAAATCATGATCCAAGACTTCGTACGCGTATTACGTGAAAAAATACGCACTGACATGAACAACTATGCCGATGACTTGGCGGGGGGTTCATGCCGTACTTTTGAAGAGTACCAAAAACTCTGCGGGATTATTCAGGGTCTAGCCCTCGCAGAGCGTTATCTACTTGACCTTGCGCAGAAAGTTGAAGAATCCAATGAGTGATCTTGATCTATCCCCCGGTGCTTTTGCACTGCCTGAACCCATCCAATCTTTGGATGCACCCGAGCCTGATGCTTCAGACGAAATGAAAGCCACGCAACTTCCCACCCCAACAGGTTGGAAGATTCTTTGCGCTGTGCCAGATGTCGACGAGAAGATTGCAGGATCAAATCTGTATAAACCAATTGAGTTTATGCGCCAAGAAGAAACAGCAACCACCGTGTTGTTTGTTTTGAAAGTGGGCCCTGATGCGTACAATGACACCGCCAAGTTTCCCAACGGAGCATGGTGTAAAGAGGGCGACTTCGTGTTAGTACGTACTTACTCCGGCACAAGATTTAAGATCTTTGGCAAGGAGTTTCGTCTCATCAACGATGACCAAGTTGATGCTGTTGTGCAAGACCCTCGCGGCCTGACCCGCGCTTGAAAGGAAGAATATGGCTGAACCGTACAAGTTCCCCGACGAAATTGAAGACAAGAAGACCAATGAGGTTGAGTTTGAGATTGAAGGGGTAGATGAAGTAGAGATTGAAATTGAAGACGATACCCCTGAACGTGACAGAGGCCGCAAGCCCCTAGACCGTGAAGTGCTGGATCCAACCGATGAAGAAATCGAGTCCTATTCTGACAAAGTCAAGGGGCGAATTAAAGAGTTGACCCACGCCCGTCACGACGAGCGCCGTGTCAAAGAAGCCACGATGCGTGAGAAGCAAGAGCTTGAGCGTCTTGCACAGCAGTTGATTGAGGAGAACAAACGCCTCAAACAAAATGTATACACAGGACAAGAAGCTATCATTGAGGGCGCTAAGTCAAAAGCCGATTCTGAGTTGGTTATGGCAAGGCGTAAACTCAAGGAAGCCCAAGAGTCCTTCGACACGGATGCCATCATCGAAGCCCAAGAAGCTGTGATGGACGCAAAGATTCGTGCAGAACAAGTAAAAAATTATCGTCCAACCCCTTTACAGGAAGATAATTTTGAGGTACAAACACAACAAGCCCAACCTTCAAGGGCTGAACCGGACGAAAAAACTCTGCGCTGGCAGGCTAAAAACCAGTGGTTCGGACAGCAAGGGTTTGAAGAATACACCAGCTACGCACTAGGGCTGCATCAAAAGCTAGTCACAAACGGAGTGGATCCCCGCTCTGCTGAATATTTCGATCAAATTGATGGTCGCATGAGGTCAACGTTTCCTGATTTATTCGGGCAGACAAACGACAAGCCAAGGTCTGGTGAGGTTCAAAAACGACCTACGACAGTGGTTGCCTCTGTATCTCGTTCTACGAGTGCAGGAAAAATTAAGCTGACTCAAACGCAAGTAGCGTTAGCGAAAAAATTTGGTTTAACCCCGCAGCAATATGCTGCACAAGTAGCGAAACTGGAGAACTGAAATGGCTGAAACAATT